TTTTCTTCTATGAAGGAGGCGTTCAGAGCGGGCAGGGATTCGAAATCTTGCGAAAGGTGCCAAGTGTCCAAGGACTCTGGATCTGAGGATCTGAACTTTCCAGAGATCACAGAGGGCTTGTAGCGATATTCGGCATATCGTTCTTGATAGCCGAACACTTCGTCATCTTTCGACGAGCCGTCAGCGTAGATTTCCTTGTTGAGAACGGCTTGTTCGCCAATGTGCGAGAGAGCAGGCCAGTAATAATCCCACCGCGTGGAGCGGGAGAACATGCGGTTAAGGCCCTGCTGATACGTGAGATCGGCGCGGACAGAGATCAGACCGATGATGATGCAATGCTCGGTGAACGACTTGTGGAAGCCATGACCACCCATGGAGAGGGTGCCATAGGCAGCGAGATTGCCTTGAGGAGAGTCACCTGTTGTGGACTCAGTTTGGGCGACAGGGTTTAGAGAAATTGGAGAGGAGGAGCCGCCCAAGTATTCTGGACGCTGCAACCGAGCGTCAGGGGATGTGACACCAAAATGGGACTTGAGAATCTCAATGTAGCGCGTACCTCCTCGAGCGTCGCGCTCATAAAGCTTTTGAACCTGAAACGCTTGGCGGAGCTCGTTGACCGTGGCGGCAGTTGCTTGAGACAGATCTGCGTACATCTTGGGTAGACCAGTAATGGGGTCGCGTTCAGCGAGTAAGAACCTGGTCGCGTCATCGGTGGAACTGCGGAGGGTCCCAGTACCAGGTACTTGCCGTTCACCAGACTCGGTTTCCCAGAGTGTGCCATCGTTGTAGGTCCCGTCGTCGCTGTTGTTAAAGAAACCTAAGCCTTTGATTGGCGCGACAGCGCCCAGAGGCAGTTCAACGGACGGGCCTTTCTGCGGCCAAGGTAGCGCACTGGTGAAATAGTCGTGCCGCTTGCCACGGCGTAGCAGCGTGTAGTCCGCGGGGTTATCTGGACCATCTCCGGTCTCGACAGGAACGGAGTCCTGTAGGTTTTGATCGCGGAACCATTCATTGAAAATGAGGTTGTAGGCACGGTGGAACAAAGCGTTATGCGTGAGTCCCTCAACGCCTGTCGGAATCCCGAAGTAGTCCGAAATGGAAGCTTGTGCGTAGCCGCCAGCAGGGGCGGTCATTTCCGGGACAAGGTAGTCCGTGGAATCATTCGGATTCTTCTGTTCGCCGTTAAATTTCTGCCAGTTATCCCAGACCAAACGCTTGGGAACTGCAAAGAAATGGGTGTCAGCAAACAAGTTGTCCATGAAGGGATGCAAGGGAGTAGCAAGCCGCCCAAAGGCGGTCAGCTTGGCTGAAAAAGTGTCTCCGGGAAGAGCCTCGTCAACGTAAATCGGCACAAGGTAGCCAGCATCGAGAGTGGTTTTGTGTCCATGGGTACGATTGAAGCTAGAGCGCGGGATGTCGGCCTTGGGGACTGCGGAGAAAGTGTGGTTGGTGGTGCTTTTCATTTACTTGCCCTGTTGTTGAAGATCTTCGGTCGGATCTGTGTGAAATTCAGTCTGTGCGACGTTGATCGTGAACGTGCACGCGGTGAGGAGGACCGCGCAGAGCGCGATCCCCAGCAATGCTTTATCTATCTCCAATAGACTGCCCTTTCTGTACTAGCCGTATCTCTGCGTCTGAGATCACGCCTGACTCGCCATCGAAACTGGCGACTTGGTAGAGGTTAAAATCGGCCTTGTGATTCAGGTCGATGCTCTGTGCCATCATCCGGATAGCGTGCGTGTCATTCTCGGCTTGGAACGTCGGAGAATAGAACCGGGCAGCGCTGTCGTAGATGGAGTAGAGGGGCTTTTTCATTGTGTTTCGTCTCGCTTTTTTTGACGACTAAGGTTGATTTTGTTCTTGGCGTACATTTGCCGCCCAGAACCATAATAACGCTCTTGGTGGGCCTCGGCCGCGGCCGCGAGCGCCCGCTTCTGACGTACCTCTTTCCAGAGATCAGGAGCGTGTTTCTCGCAAATCTGATCATAATAACGGAACGGTCGTGAAGCGTAGCCTTCAATGACGAGCTCATCTTTGCTGTACACGTCATGGAGGTTTTTCGTGATCCAGTCATACCCGATACCGGGCCTTAAACTTTGCCCTTGGAACTCCGGGGTCCGGTCGAATATCTCCCCGGTCTCTGGATCAATATATTCGTAGTGTGCTTTTGCCTTATCCCCGCCGATCTTCTTTGTGACGTACCCGGCGGTATAGGCTGCACTTTGAAAGGTAATGTCGGAAAAGTTGCAGTGGCCGTGTGACCATAGGTCATCCAGCCTTTGAGAGGTGAAATATTCATTCCCACCTCGACGAGCCATNAATTCAGCGTCTTTCGGACGCCAGTTGAAAATGAGGGCGTGGTAATGGGGTCTGGAAGTGGTGTCTCCGTATTCTCCGCAATAGAAGAAACGGACCTTTCCAGTATTTTTGCGAAGTCGTTTAAAGAAGTTTTGTATATGCGGACGGTAAAGCGTGTTGCCAAAGGGAAGTTCCTCGTCTGAGTAGGTTAGGGTCGCGAAAATGTTTGAGTCGTAGAGGGAGGCTTCGTGAACACATCGAATCGCCCAGATTCGCGCCCTTTCCAAGCGGCAACCAATACACCTGCCGCATCGAACAGTTAATTGAACATCCCCATAAGCTTTGGATTTGGTGGTTGTTATTCCACCGTCGATTGCACGCCAGCCTTGGATTGGGGATGTGCATTGCATTAGGCGCGGATTCCGCCGCGCATGGGGTTTCCAGAGTTATTCCTAGCCTTGATCTTGGTACCCTTTGCGAAGTTCTTGCGGGAGTGCTTCCGCGACATCTTCTTACGTTTCCTCATGTTTTCTACCTTTCTGGGTTTTGGTGTCAGTTAGCACTTATGAGACAAGAAGGGATGCGTGCTAACTTGTCAAGATTCGGCCTCTGGAGAGGCCTCTGGAGGGGCCTTGGAAGCCGCCTTTGGCTTGGCGGCTGGTTTGGTCTCAGGCTCTATGACCTCGCGTTCAGCGAGGCCCATTTCGATCATCTGATCGAGGTTCTTAGGGTCCGTTGCAAATTCAAGGAATTGGCCGGGGTCATTATCAAACATGCGGCGAATGGAGGAAGGCAGAGTCATAAAGACCTCTTGGCCTCTAATTACTTTATCCATTGCCTCTTGATAGGTCGGAATTTCGGAGAAATCCCCGTATTGGCCTTGGAATTGATTAGCGTGTTCAATCACGCCTGTTTTTTGCCATTTAGCCATAATGCGATTTATATCGCATTCGGGAGCCATTGACTGGTGAGTCATGGATTCGCCCACTGTTTTAAACGTGAGGCGGGTTCTGTCGTAAGCTTTACGAATTTCCATCAGATTTCCTTTCTTTGATGGTTTAGCGGCGTCTACCGCCTGATTTCTTGAACCATTTGTTAGCGAAATCTATCCACTCGGATGGTTTCCCTAAACCCAAAGTCTCAATCCAAACTTTGGCTTCGCCAACTCCCGATTCATAGATCTTTGCTTGGATAGCCGCATAGATGGCGTCACGTTGTTTGGCTGTGAGCTCAGAAGCAAGAATATCACCCTGAGTGAGTAAGTTTTCAAAGGTGACGGACAGGTTGCGAGCCTGCCCGGCCGTCAGATCTGTAACTTCGTAGATCCGGGCAATGTCTGCCCTGATACGTTTCATCTCAATCCAACCTTTTTCAAAGTTCATTTGGCTGAGAGCGGTGTTAGCACCGGCAAGGGTCTGCTGGGCACCCAGAAGCCCAGTGTTGGCCCGGATCTGGCCTTGGGTGAATTTTTCGGTTCTGGCCTTTTCGAGAGTGAGAGCAGTGTTGGCCTCGATGTTCTTGACGTTGGCCTTAGCCGTCTGAGCGGCAACGTAGTTCGCGGCCGTCGTGGCCGCGCCTTCCATAGGATTTCGAATGTTGGGAGCAGCGCCTGACGGAGTTGATGCGCCGCCCTTTTGATACGCCAACAAGGGGTTCAGTCCGGCTTTGCGCATGTCACTCATGGCGCGTTGATAGGCAGTGTTAGACATGCGCTCCTGAAAGCGCATTTGCTCGCGGGCGAGTTTGGTGTTTTCCTTGTTGGCTTTTGTTTGCCCGCCGAAGCCTAGAACGCCTCCTATGACTGTGGCTAAGCCTAAATCGATCGGCATGAGTGTGTGTCCTTGTGTCTGAGAGAGGCTGAGAGGGGGTCTAGAGGGCCATCTTTGATGGCCCGGGGGGGTAAGTTACAAACAGCTTGTTCGTAGCTCTGTGGGGGAGCCTCACAAGCTATTCATAACTTCCCCCCCCCATCCGCTTAAAAGTGGTCGATCATTCCCGGGACTGAGTAGGTGGGCATTGGACGAGCACATTTTAGCTGGATGTAGGTGTCGAGAATTAGGTGAGGTTCGG